GAACCATATTTATTTGATATTATTTTTATTAAAAATAAATCATTTAATCTTCTCAAATTGTTAATAACACTATTTTGACATATTCCACAACCTCTTTGTCTGTGGGTTTTTTCAAGCATAGATTTTGTTAATCCTGGATAATTTGCCAAAGAAGCATTAAAAAAGAATTTTAATGTTTCCCAAATACTATCTCCCTGATCCCACATTATTGCCAATTCACAGACTGGTATAGCAACTGGTGGTATGGTCCCCCTTTTCGTCTTTTGACCATCCAATGTTAATTGTTCTTTATCCATCTTTTTTTTCGCTCTCCTTTAATCTATTGCTTATCCAAGTTATAAAATCTTCAAAATAATATCAAGATCTTAAAACTTGAATATTATTTTTGACTTATTCCTTGGAGAACCACCATACCACCAGTCAAATAAATTCTATTCGTGTAATTAATTTGCTGTTTTTTGTGTGTACAATCCTCCATAAAATATCTAAGATTGCCCCATTTTTAAAAGTTTCTATTTTATAGTTATCATTAAAAAGTAGTTGGGGGGTATGGGTTTGATACACACCAATAAGAATTGGTCCCCCCCAAACTTCAAAAATCAAAGTAATTCAAACTTAATAAATATTTGCTTTTTGACTTAAGACCAATTTATATTAAGATCATTTTTAATGAACCCATCGGGTTTTTTCTTATTAAACATATTGGCTTTTTTATTTAATAAAGATATTGCTTGTTAAAAATATGACAGGCATTAGCTCGTCAGCCGGCCTGTGTTGAGTATAAATATATACATTATTAACTTTATAAACTTTTCTTATTTTTGCCACTATACTTTCTTTCGATATGTTTCTTAATTTCATCATCTGGTAAACAAACAAATTCAAGTTTAATATTCGGGTAGTCTCTAAATATAGTGTATATTTCATTCATTGCCATTCTTCTGTTTTCCAGTAATAACCTTTGGTATCTTTCTTCGTGTCGCCGTATTTCTAAAAAATCAGCTTCAATACAACTTGCTTTCCAGATTGCATAAACATAATTAAAAAATTGTTCGCATCCAACAATACGATATACTTGAACTTCGACATTATCGGGATTATATCCTAATAATTTCATTTCCTCTTTTATTTGATAATCTGAACGGCTATCCATTTTAAATGAATTTATGTTTATATATCCTCCGATAATTCATTTTTGTGCGCTCATCGGTTTCTTTTTCTGTTGTTTTATATCCCCTATTTGTATCGCTTGCGTGAAGCAATTCGTGAATTAATGTGTGTTTTTTATAGGCATCAAATAAATCTTCTGCTATTTGGATTGTTCTATCTTCTGTTATTGTAACCCCTGCAGTTCTACCGCCATCTATTTGATGAACGTGTCTAATATTCCAATTTGAAAGGACATTAAGTATTTCTTCTACAGTTAATACTTTTATTGTGCTCATAATTTTCTCCTCTGTAAATAATCACCAGAAACTATATACCCGTCTGCTTCATCTCTTGTATATCCTGCTGCATTTAACCACCTTTCGTATTGTTCTTCTGCTTTTTCCCATCCGTTATTAACTTTTACTTCAAAAAAAGTATATCTTGGCACTCTGCCCTTGCTTGCCAGAACATCTATTTCCCCATTCATATTTCTTGTAGAATATTGAACGTTAGTATAAACTACATCGAATTCTCTATTTTCAATTAATTGTTTTGCTAACAGAACAACCAGTCTGTCGTGTTGAATTTCTTTAGGTGACATCATACAAAACTAACCTCCAAATGCCTTTTGTTGCCATAAAAATTTATTTTGGCATTGCCTTTCCTTCCCGGAGAATATGCTTTAATCTGCCCATAAGAACCCCACCAATTAAGATATGCCCCGTTTGCGACAATATATTGGGTTCTTTTGGTTACTTGCCCTCGTTCATCTGTTTTGAATATGTCTCTTGCGTGATAGATTGGTTCGTGCATATGCCCGCAAATTACTACATCTGCTTCTACATTGTCTGCTATTCTTTTAAGAGCATTAAATTTTCCCCCTGTCGTTGTTGCTGAAGAACCGCCGTGAGAAGCATAAACCTTGTAAATTTGATTTCCTACTTTTATAATTTGAAACGAACCGTATCCTCCATATTTGGTTCCAAGTCTTTTTGCCATTTGCTTGGTTATATTTACCCCGCTTTCTTTGAATGTTCTTAAATCGTGATTCCCAATTAACATAACCTGAATTAAATCTTTTAATGGTTCATATAATTTTAAAGCCATTTCTATCTGCGCATCGGCTATTTGTTCCTGTTCGTATACTCCTGCGCCTATTGAATTTCTTGTAGCATTTTCAACCAAATCTCCTAAATCTACAAAAACTATTTCATTGTCTTTAATAAATTTCAAATTTTTTAAAAATAAATCTGTATCGCAACAACGATGACCTATATGAACATCAGAAATCCAAAATGTTTCGAGAAAATCTCTTTCCCTAAAATCCCATATAAATGACTTTTTTGCTTCTTCTTGATTGAGCAATGTTTCCCAGTTTAGTTTTTGCTCAACATTCTCTTTCAGTGTCATCTTCTTTGTTATTTTTTATTATCTATTATTTATATATTTTATTTACTACTATACAATAAAAAAAGAAAAAAAGAAAAAAAATTTGTTTATTTAAGCAAAAGAAAATTCAACTTCTTCTACTTCGCCATCAACTATGTCGTATTCTGCATTTATGTAAACTTTCTTATTATCTCCTTCAGTATTTTCATAATAAACTCGCAATTCGAGTTCTACTGTTGCTTCTTCATCGTCAGCATTTATGTCAGAAACTTCACTATCCTTTATAACAACTTTTGAGATGTCTGCTTTTTCTTCAATTGAAACATTGTTATCCTTCATCCAATTGAAAAGTTCTTTATATTCTTTTTTCTCTAATTCAGCAACTGCCAAATTATAAGCAACAACTTCATATTTGTCGTCTTTAAGGATTTTATTTGCGGCTTCGTCTTGTAATGTTGAATTGCCTTCAACTACAACCAACTTATCTACTGGAACTTCTTTGACAACTTCCTTTGTTGGCGCAACGCCTAACCCTATACAAAGTCCAATAATAAGTGCCGCAATAGCTACTATACTCATCAATAACCCTTTATCCATTTTCGTCCCTCCAAACTTTTAATTTTAATTTGAACGTATCCATTTCCACCCAGCATTAACTAAAATAGACCAAACAGCTGTTACTATGGCTGTCTTATTACCCAAATCCAAATTAAGAATTACTTCCGACCCGTATGTTAAAACGGCTCCGAGAACGGCAATTATTCCGCCTTTCCCTATCTTTTTTAGGTCTTCTTTATTTAGTTTAAAGCGTGGCGAACCTTTGAGATTTACCATATAATATGACAGTATCCACTATATTTAAATGTTTCTGTTTGTTGGATAAATACTTATCTATAGTATATATTTATCGGACCAAATGTGTTTTCTGTACCAGAAACTAAACTGCCAACACTAATTTTAACAATATTATTTATTACAAAACTGCCTGTTCCTGTTGAAAAATTAAGATTTGACCAACTATTTGTTCCAGATGTGACACTGTAATTGCACAATTGAAGATTTGTACCTGACTCTGTAACTATAACAGACCCTGTAAAATTGGCAAAGGCATTGATTCTTAATATTTCTCCATTAAGTGGCCATTTGCTATATTGTGTTATTGTAGTCGCATTTCCATCAGTTACGTCAAATTCATAATTCTTTATTCTATTTTCTCTTGTCATTTTTGGCTACGCTTTCGCGTTTTATGTTTTCACTACCCTCCTTTCAAGAATGCTACACTTAATCCAACTACTGCCGAACTAAGTATAGTGATTATGATAGTAATTCCTATAGGCAATCTGTTTGATTGATGATTAAATAATTCTTGTATTTTATTTTCTAAACGTCCTATGCCTTCTTTAATTTCTATAATATCTTCTTTTAATGCTTGTATCATTACTCTATTCTCTTTTCCAAATACGCATACCATTTATTTTCCCCCAAACTTTTAATTTTAAAATATTGTTTTCCAAACATCACCTATATTTATTTTAATTCCTGCAATATCCTTCCAAGAATCTCCTATATTTATTTTATTTGAAGTGGCATCTTTCCAAACATCTCCAATATTTATTTTTACTAAAATTACCTGTAGAGTTGAAAATGAACCACCATCTCCATTAGATCCTGCATTACCATTTTCTCCATCGTCTGCTTCTGATAATGTATACCAATGACTGCCCCCGGTGCCATAACTTCCCCCTGTTCCTGCACTATAATATACATCTCCAGAATTCGTAATTATTGTATACCTGAAATATATATCTCCTCCATGGCCTCCACCGCCACCACCTCCGCCACCGCCTCCTGCCCCTGCTCCTGCTGTAGACTCGTGATAAGCTATCCCGTTTCCCCCGTTTCCCCCGTTTCCCCCATTTGTTCCTCCCGTATCTATTGATCCAGTAAAATTAATAATTCTTCCATTTAAATAGAAATTGACACCAGAATATCCTGCTAATCCTCCTCCGCCACCACCACCTCCGCCACCCAGGTGGGCAGAACCACTACCACTTCTTGTTGCGTCTCCTCCATTTGAACCATGGGTTTCTGCTCCTCCACCAGAAGTAACAGATGCCCCCGAACCATCATATTTAAGCGATACTGCTCCAGATCCTCCACCACTATTCGATCCATTGTTCCCGTTATTTGCTGTGTCTTCTGTATCTAAATAAACGGCATTTCCACCATCAATATTTAATCCTCCGCCGCCTCCCCATCCGCCAGAACCTGCGACCCAGTCTCCTCCAAAAAACGAGACTGCAGCACCTCCGCCGCCGCCACCACCATAACCGCTTCCTTGATTTCCACCAGATCCTCCCACGTTTCCACCATATGGCACATCTCCGCCACTTCCACCAGATCCCCCATTTGCAACACCCGGTGTAGAAATGGTGCCATCATCTGTTCCACTATTCCACGTTGTTTCAAAATCCTGGACCCTAATAACTCCCCCAAGTAAATTAATTGCGTCTCCAGCATTACAGATAACATCCCCATCAATTGTTGCTGTTCCTGTACATTTAATATATATTGCTGTTCCAGTATTAGAATAAAGTGATTTTAATGTTGTGCCAGAACCAAGAGTGAAATTTGTAAAATTAAAAACTTTATCAACTTTTAAAAATAAATCATTGTCAATTACCTTATAATCAACATTTTCTACTAAATTTCCATAAGTTTTTGTTGTTGTAGTAAAATTAACTTCGCCATCGGCACCAGTCCCAAAATTATGACCCATTTATGCAATGTACTGAATGAAAAGAGTACCCTCCGTAGTATTGCTTGCTGTTGGCGGACTCCCAGTTCCATATACTACATTTACGGCCATTGGAATCCATGAGCCAAGATGATCTCCCAGAAAATTTTGCATAGTTGCTCCACTTATTACAGACCCTATAATTAAATTATTTGTCTGATATTTTGTATAAAAGTTAGATGTTCCAGAAAATATCCCTGTATAAATACTTCCGTTTTGTGATAAATTATCATAAATATTTGTTGCAGTCCCAGATATAATAGAACCAGTAATTAAACAATTATCAGTAGATATGGAATTAAGTCTATCTACAATGGGATTAATTCCACTTGTCCCAAGAATACTTCCATTAATCGCTCCGGCAGAGAATTCTGTACCAGATGTATATCTTGAATAAAGTTGCGCCATATTATTTTATCTATTTTTTATTTTAAATATATTAATTAAAGCAGTATATACTTTATGGTCTGACATATTTATGTGTCATTTGGATTTGCAATTCTAAACTTCCATCAAATTGAACACTACCAATTACTTCCCTTTGAAATAATATTCCTCCGCTGGATAAATCAAATAATCCAAATTCTTTTAACAATATTCCAGATAATTCTGTTGAACTGAAATCTGTAATATATGTTATTTCTTTTGATACGGATGGATCATAAGTTGTAATTGTGTTTCTATCTATTTCAGTTAATAGTGCAGTATTTCCACTTGTAACCGTAGAACTCCCAATTCCTATGGCTATAAATGCTGGCAAACTCCCCCCTCCCATTGCTATAGATATTCCATTTAATCCGTTATCTGTTATCATCTTGACCTCCTTTCAATATACTCCTCCCGAAATTAATAAATTGCTTCCAACAAGCCACGGACCAAGAACCGCCTTTTGGCTATTAAATTTGTTCCTTCCTTCCACATGAAATTTAAATGCCGTTTTTGTTGCATTAGATGTCCATAATTCATAATGTGTTTGTACTCCTATACTGCCGATGGACGATTGAAAATTTGTTAAATATCCTTGTAATTCACTTGTTTCCAATGCTTTTTGATTTAATATTATTTCTTTAATTGTATCTTCAAATTTATCTACTTTTTTATTTAATCTAACAGAGAGAATATCTTCTTGGTATGTTGATGATGGACTAAATTGATATGATGATTCTATAATTGTATATTCTTGATTGTTTATTCCAAAATTAGGCAAATTAACAGTAACTCCTTCTCCGGGATTTAGATTAACTATTTTATTTAATTTTAAATTCCCTTCTATAATGGGATCTTTATTTTCTGTCAAAAAGGTGTTTGCTTTTTGACTTGCTTCCTCAAATGATTGAATATTTTTATCTACAATCAATTTTGTTTTCAATCCATAATTTTGAATGCTTGTATTATCTTGTCTATATTTTAATATTGGAGTTCCACGATCATAAGTTATAATAATACTTCCATTATTTGGAGGAATATTGTTTCCCGCCGATATACCTGAAGTAAAAATAATTTGTTTTTTATCAAAATCTACCAAATATTTAATATCGTCATATTGAGGATTATCCATTCCTTCAATTCCGCCTGGCTGAATTTGTGATCCATTTATTGTAACATTTGTATTATGCGGTTTATCTGTTAACGTAAATACACTTCCTGTTCCATTCCCAATAAAATTATCTTTATAACCTGTCAATATTCTGCGTCCATATACCCAAACAGAATTATATATATCATGGTCGTTATTTCTAAAACTTCCCTCTATTATATTTGTATTGTCTAATGTTTCTTCAGAAGGATTTAGCCCTCTTTGTTCAAAATATAATTCTTTATTTGGGCTGACAAAAAAATAAAATCCTGCAGTTTCTGCCAGACTCTTTATAGCATCAAATACATTTAGATGATTAAAAGTTATTCTGTCTATATTTGTATCCGTCGTTTTTACATTGTCTGTGCTTATTTCTGGTACATTGTTGTGCATTATATCTATAACTATTTGACTAATTTCTGTATCTCGATAAGCTATCGGTTGAATTAATCTATCTTGCATTATAGCCGAATAGTCTCTCCCGCTAATTTCTAAATCCTCTTTTGTTCCTTCTCCCCCAAAATCTATATTTTCCAATACTCCTCCAAACAATAAATAATTTCCTTCTCCTTCATCTATATATATTTTTATATCGTCATTTAAATTAAAACTATCTTTATGTTGTCCAAATTTATTATTAAGACTCATAGTAAAATTAGATGCTCCATTATTTTCTGATAGAGATCTATTTACTCGAATATCTTTTATATCACTGATAATTTGACTATTTATATATACTTCTGTCTTAATCATCTTCTAATTAGAACATTTAATTTTCTTTGCAATGCGTTAGAAATATCGTCTGCATCAATTCCATATATTCTATCTATATTTATTATTATGTTAATGCCATTTTCATCTAATTCATTAGGTTGTTTATCCATTTGCGCAACATTTACTGGTAATTGCATTATTTCTGGTCTTATTAATTTATTCAAATCTTTCACCCCAATCAAATTATCTAATTGATTAGTTTTAATTATTTCTCCCCTTTTTGTTATAATAAAATCATTTAAACTTATAACAGGATTTACTGTATGTGTTGGTTCTTCTTTGTTATCTTGATTTAGATTTGAAATATTTTGTTGTTCTGGCCGTTTATCTGGCTTTGAACTTTGAGATCCCCCATCAGAATTCTTTTTTGATGGTATTTCAAATCCCAATAAATCACTCAATTTTCCAAGAAGTCCTCCGCTCAATGCATTTGCTAAATCATAAATCCACCCCACCAAAGTTGATACTGCGTTTATAATTATATTTAATACTTCCCCCATTATTCTAAAAGTTGGAGTAAGATATTCTATTGCGGGCCCTAAAACAGTAAATATTGCATTTAGTCCAAGTTCTAATATAAGAGAAGTTATTTCTATAATAGGTTTCAATAACGGCATTAATGCATTTAATAATTCTCCAAGCAATTCTGTCAACATTACTAATGCCGGCATTAAAGGTTCCAATGCATTTAACATTGCATCAAGTATAATGAATGACAAATCCAATAAAGGATCTATTATTGGTATCAATGCATCAAAAATCTGTATAAATATATCAGCCAATCTAATGAGTAAAGGAGTTACTTCTGGCAAGATTTCTCCAAGTTTATTTAATAATTTTGTTGCTAATTCAGTAAATGGCGGAATAAGTGGTTTAATTGCTGGCAAAACATCATTTAGAAAACTATCTGCCAGACTTGATATCATTGGTAATAGGGCTGTTCCAACCTCCCGAGCCAGAAGTGTTATTGTATCTTGTAAATTTGAAAATTTCCCCTTAACTGTTTCTGCTTGTTTTGCCATAAGATTTTCAAATTTTCCCCCTTCTCCAGTCATATTATTAAATGCCGTTATAACCATATCAGAAGATATTTCTCCAGCAGAAACCATCTCTTCTATAGCCGTTACTGTTACTCCCAATTGGTTTGCTAATTGATCAAGCAATGGAACACCCGCAACAGCAAAGTCTCTTAATTCCCTGCCAGTTAATTTTCCTTGATTTCTAACCTGTCCAAGATTTAAAATAAGTCTTTGTAATCCTTCTTCTCCTAAACTAAGTCCTGATGCTACATCTCCTACACTTTTTAATGTTGGTATAACATCATTTGCTTCAAACCCTACGGCCATTAATTGCTTTGCTGCTTTTTCTACTCCAACGAGAGTAAATGGAGTTTTTTTTGCAAAATCTGCTAATTGTGCCAAGAATACTTGTGCTTCCTCGGCAGATCCCAACATGGTAGTAAATGCTACTTTTGTTTGTTCAAAATCTGCTGCCACTTTTACAGAAGAAACCCCCAATGCGGCCATTGCTGTACCTACCCCCAAAATTGCAGAAGTGCTTATCTTCATAACGTTTGTTAATTTGTCTGTTGACCCCTCTACCTTGCCAAAAACATTACTAAATTCATCAATAGCTTTTATTGTTATTGCTATAACTGCCCCTTCTGCAATTGCATTACCTATATTTACCATTTTTTCTGTTTGCTTTTCTTTTTTCTCTATTAAATTTATTCATCAACATTGTTGCCTGATTAAAATCTTTAAGAGACATATTTCTAACGTATTCTAATGTCCAACCATTAAAGAATTTACAGAGACTCAATTCTGTTTCTGTTCTTCGGTTGGTTGGGGCAAAGGGTCGTGTTTTATAAGATCCATGATGGCTTTATTAAGTTCTATTCCTGTCTTAACATCTATTTTGGATATTTCTTCTTGTTTTAGTCCTGTTGCAAAACCCAAAATTTTTTTAGCTGCTTCTGCCTTTGTTAGTCCATCTAACTCTAATGCTTCTATATAAGATATTTCTCTTAATTCGTATGTCTTTCCCTCTATATCTACTTTTTGTGTTTTCATCTTTCCTCCACTAATTTAGTTAATAATATCTTTAAAAATAAAAAGATAAAAATAAAAAATTTATTTAATATGGATTATACGAACCGATTACAGTTGGATTGACCCAATCTAATAAGTTCATACTTCCCGCGTTAACAACGAAAGTAGTTTCATTTATACCTTCTGATACGCTTGGCAATTCCATAGACGTTATTCTTGCTCCACTAACAGTTATAGTTACATGCTGGGATCCTGTTGTATCCGCATTCATATCTAACTTCCAATTTAATGTGCTGCCGCCCTTATAATACTGATTATAAAGCATAGCTCCAATATCTGTATCCAAATCTGCTGTTACATTGAGAGCATATTCTCTGTTTCCAAAGAAAGGTTCTCCGATAACTCTTGAACCATTTAGATAGTGTGGCCCAGTTATATTCTGATTTATTTCTATAGATAGTTCTTTTGTTGTATCTATAGAACTTCCAGCCATTGTAAGTGCGCAATCGCTCCATAAATATGGTCTTTGATCCGCTACAGTGACATTTGTCGTATTGCCAGAACTAAAATCTACTCCTTGTCCAATATAGTTTGCCTCTACAACAACTTTTTCACCCTGTGCAGCTGTCAATGTTAAACTATCTATAACACATCCTTTTACTGTTCTAACGAAATTTTTGCCTGTTCCTGCCGCTGTTTTTGAATCCTCTATTGTGAAACTATATGGCGTATTTGCGTCTCTGGTTGTTCCACTAATGAATGGATTTTGTATAACATCTGTGCCTATTTCACTTGTAACGTGTCTAAATGTTGTTCCAGAAGCCTCATAAACAGACCCAATTGCATGCGCAATTAAATTCATATCTACAGGATGATATGTTATTGTTCCTGTAGCGTCGCTTGGTCCTCTTTCGTATCTACCAACACTTCTTGAATTATCTCCCAAGAAATAATCTGTTAGATATCCTTCTGAATCATCCAAACTATGATCAGTAACTTCTCCAACCCATTTGCCTGTCGCCAAAGGAACCGCATATGTTCCACTTTCATAACGCATAACTACTTTGTTTTGATCACTAATGAATCTTGTCATTTTACCTCCTTTCTAATTGAATTAATTTAATTATAATCATATGTTGTAAAATTTATAGACTACTTCCATAACTTTTGATTTTATTCCTGCATCTCCTTCTTCTTGTATTTCTACTGCACTTGGCATATTAAAATCATGTAATTCATATTCTACACTTCCGTTTATAGTAAATTGAATATTTTTTAATCTATTAATTACTTGTGTAAATAAGTTATCTTTTTCTTTTTCATTTGTAGCCCAAATTCTAATCTCCAATGTTACTATTCCATCCATATTTGTTGTTTGCATGCCTGCGCGCGAGAATGAATAATTTATTCCTTTAATCGTAATTAATGGATACAATGTTTCTCTTTGGGGATAACTTGTCATAATAAATTTAGAACTTTTGTTTATTCTTTTTGCTTCAATTGGATCGGTTATATTCTTGATTAGATCTTCCTTGATAAACTGTAAAATATCCCTTACAAATGTATCTGAATTAATTGCCATGTGCTTCGCTTAGCGTTTTTGAGCTCGCTTGCTCATTATTTTAATATATAAATTGTATTTAAATATTCATTATTTCTGTATATAATTAAATTCCTTTTATTGATTCGTTAATTATCTTTTGGATATTTCCCTGATTTCTACTTTTTGTGTTCCTGAAATGCATACGTGGAATCATCCTGCTTGTCCCATATTCCAAAAATTTGCTATATTCTATGTCTGTAAATACAATAGCATCGGAATCTCCAACATTAAAATCAATACTATTTAGAAATCTTCCAGTATCTACACTCGTTGGTTCTGCCCTGTGACCAGCAATACTTAATTTGACTTCTCCTTGTAAAAATATTGTTGCATTATTTAATCCTGTTTTTTCTTGTGATTTTATATTGTTCATTTTTGATTTTAAATATTTTTTTGTTCCTTCTATACCTGTGATATCTATTTTAACCACCATATGCTACCTCTCCAGTAAAACTTCCAGTTGGTAATTTTCTGATATATGCTTTTTTAAAAATGCTTATATTTCTAACATTATATTCTTGAATTCCTGTATTGATTGTTGTAAATGCTTCCGAATTTGTTTCTGGACTTCCAGCCTGTATTTTTATTGGTGTCCCAGATGCTCCCAAACTGATATTTCCAGAAATAAATAAATGCAAATCATTATCCTGTAATCTGCCCTGTTGTTGCAAAATATAATCTTTTGTTCCTTCTAATCTATTTATTGGCAATATTATCCCGCTTGTCCAAATAGCTCCAGAATATGTTAAAAATTCTGGTTCATCATATACATCGTCATATGACTGAGTATAATAAGTTATTTTTATGATCTTTCCAAAATTATCATTTATCTTTTTAAATCCCTTATTTAATATATCTTCTGTTGTCATATTTTTTTCCTCTATATTTCATTCTGCAACTCAACCCAAGTTTTCCCGTCTGACCATTCCTCATTTGTTAGCTTATTGATAATTTCGTCATCAGTTAAACCTTTTTCTATAACTGGATGATTTCGAAATTCATCTAAAAAAATAATTTCTTTTTCCATCCAATCTGTTCTTTTTATTATTTTCATATTAAGCTACCTTCAAAATCGTAAAAATGCAACAACCTTCGCTGCCCATTATACTTTCATTTCCCCCGCTATTTTGATAAACTTTAATATATAATGTGTCTGATGTTGTTAAACTTACAAGACCTGAAACAGCCATCGGTGTATAAGTGCCAGCCGCCGCACTTTGATAAAAAGTTGCCACTCCCTGTTCGGTATTTTTATAAATTCTTACAACATAAAGCTTATTAGCATCAGTATTTTTCCAAGTAATAGTTGAAGTTATAAAATAATTCCCATTAGTAAGTGGAGTAAAACCGCCTGTTGAGGTATTAAACTCGCCCAAAACATCATATTCCGAATTAAACACCACTGTTGTATAGGTTGAATGTGAAATTGTTTGGTCGCCAGAAAGTGAACCTTGGGCTTGGCTTTGTCTTGGAAAGCTCACCGCACCCTCGCTTCCGTGGATTTGTATTGCTGTTCTTGTTGTTCCGCCATCATTAATTCTTACAAGAATATCGCTATTTTGTGTTCCTAAATTATCTATATATGCCGTAGTTCCATCAAAATAGACCTCCAAATCCTGCCCTGTTCCAAAACGAATTTTTTCACTATCCAACATTTGGATTTCATCAATATATCCTATGCCATCAATATACAAATCTTTCCATTCTTTTGCACTTGAACCTAAATCGTCGGTATTATCTGTGTCTGAAATTAATGTCGTATTTATTGCTACACTGCTTAAATTATCAAGTTGTTGTGTTGCACCTGTCCCGCCTCCAGAAGACCATACCAGCGCACCCTCACTATCGTCCCACATTAAAAACCTATCCGCATTAGGGTCTGCTGGAAATACACTATCACTTCCAGTTACTCCGTGGGTTGTATTATGAGATGGAACAGAGGTTAAATAACTATTTGTATCTAATCCGAGTGTTCCAGAAGTTACTTTTAAAATACCATTTCCTGTTACAGCTCCACCAGTGAATGTTTGTGGGGTGGTCTGGTCAAGATGTAGAGATACTGGGTCTGTTTCAGAAGTTAAATAACTATTTGTATCAATAGCCAACGTTCCATTGCTTCCAGAGGTTTTAACAAATCCGTCTATAGTGTGTGAATTTAATTTTAATGCGCCATTTACTTGTAGTTGGTTAGTGGCTGGATTATAAATAAAACCGCCATTATTACTTGAACCAGCAAAGGTTAAATAGGAAAGGTAATTGGTTGTAATACCGCCAAAAATTAAGTTATTCATTTCGTTATAACTTCCAATATGGACGGGTCTATAAAATACATTTTGATTTGATGCTAATTCATAATAAACAGTCCCATCAATCCCCAAATCAACACCAGTTTCACCCTCTATTGAATAGGCGTTTAATCCTCCCAAAGTAATTTCTCTTATGATAACACTGTTATCTGTTGAATTTCCAACATCTGTTACTGCCTGCAATGAAGCCACTGGAACACTTCCAGCAGTAATATTTCCATCAGCATCTGTTTGCAAATATCCTGCCCCATATCCAGAAAAGACAATCGTCCCGTCTGTATTTATCGTAACAAAATTGTGGTTATTAGACCTCAAATTGAGTGGATGATTTGAAACTGCCCCAACAATTGCGCTATATGGTTCATTAATAATATCACAACCATTTATAATTTCTAAATTATTTTCAGTTTCTCTAACTACAAAATAAGGATTTAATTCGTCTGTATTAGCAATAGATAAAACGGGATTTATAGAAATAGTGCTTTCAACGTTTCCAATTGTTGCCCCCTTTACAAACGGAATTTTTGCAGATGTAGTTGAACTTCCGTCTTTATGAATTGAAAGGGGATCGGTTTCAGAATATACGCTTGCTGTCCCAATTATAGATATGTCTATTGGCTGTGATGTTCCTACATTTACATCTATGTTTTCTTTTTCAGATATTTCTACTTCTATATCGGCCATTTTAACTTAAAGTTACATCGTTTGTTATTACAAAATTTCCACGCGTAACTGTAGTTCTTTGACCACTCGTATTCTTAAACTGAATATCATAAAAATATGTTTTTTCACTAAGTCCAGAAGTATCTGAATTATTTAATATAAAATTACTTGAACCGTTAATTGGACTTGTGTGTGTAGTTACTATCTTTTGAATAATAGCGCTTCCATCCAAATCGGATATACTATTTTTAACTGTAAAATAAACAGAAAAACCCGTAATATTTAAAGGACTTCCTGTTCCAGAATAAGCAAAATGTAAATCAAATTGTTTGTCATCTCCCCTGAACATAGATATTGTATTTCCTGCCATTATACCATCGTTTTTCCGAATCTAATCTTTCTCCCAATTAATTTCATTGATCGTTCTGCCATTTCTCTAAATTGCTGGGCTGCAGATTTATTTAATCCTCCAAGGGCCTGAATTGCTGAAACTGTTGCTCCGCCCGTTCCTTCATCTATTCTTAATCCTTCTAATGAAACTGATTGTGCCCCTGTAGTAATTGCTGTTTGTGTTCCAGAAACGGCATATTGGCCTGCATACATATATGTCTGATCTATTAAATCTGCCTTGGCTAAATTAACAATTGAAGATTGATATTTATCATCTATGGAATTTGAACCAATTGTTTGGCCCGTAAAGTTTTCTACTTCTACACGGGCCATATTAACAATTTCTATTAAATTTCCAGAAACCCCTGCAGGGATATTTGGAAAGTTTTCAATTAAATGCGTTGCTATATCCCCAATAGTATTTAATGCGATTTCCTCCACCTCTCTTGCAATTTAATTTTCTCTATTGTCTCAATACTATTGGTTTTTCCAATATTCCAAGACACTTTACCTTTTTTAAATGCCATGATTATAAATATATATTAAATTTATAAATTACGTTCCACTAATTAAATGTACCCAGGTACTTCCGCCTGCTGATTTAATCATATAGAATTCTCCATTAACTACATCCAAAGCTATAGAACTTCCTACTCCGGTGGTTATTATGTTATTTGGAGCGCCCATATTGATTATAATGCTGTTTGGAACAGTTAATCCACTAACACCAATACCTTGTTTTAGTCCATCAACTAATCCGACTACGCTTCCATTCATTGTTGTCATTTATTTTTTCTCCTTTTATTTAGTTATCTCGTCTATCCGATTGTCTTTAATTATAAATAGGGGATTTACCTTCTACCAGTTCCTCCTTTCGGGTGTGTCTGGGCTACCCCTTCACTTAAATCACTTCAGATTTAGGTTGTGGTGATCTTTGCTACTGCATTTGATCTAAGTAGTTGAACATCAAATCTCCAAGTTAAACATGCTCCTTGCATATCATAAGTTGGCAAATCAAAGTTCTCTACAGTTAAATCTCTTTTAACAGCCAAGCCATATGCCTGTGATCTGTCAATAATGTATGCGTATTTCTTGTAGGTTCCAGCTGTTGGACTTGCTTTATCATCAAATCGTACAACATTCATTCCATAGATGTTTCCCAAGAATCCTTTATTCAACATTTCTGTATTACCAGCTTTGCTGGCCTCTACAAATGTGTCGATATTTCTAAGGTCTTGAAGAACTTCGTTTCCGATAATCATATCGGTTGCGCTATAGCTGTTGTTTTCTAATGCTGCCATTGCTTCGGTGATATTCGACAAAGTTATTGCCGCTCCGCCCGCTACAGTTGTTCCTGCACCGTCAAGTGCTGTCAGTATCAATTCGTTTTCTTTTTCAGCGAATCTTTTACCTGCTACTCTTAATTGCGCTTCAAGTATTGGAAATTGAGAGTCTTCGATCATTTCTCTGGTAATTCTAACAGCTACACCATATTTCTTTGGTGTATATGTAACTGATGAATATTCACCAGCATCCATCGAAACTTCTGCTCCTTCTCCTACTTGCCTCACATCCATTGTGTCTGGTGATTCAAGATTTACTGAAAATGAAGAACCTTGAATTTGTGCTGGTCCCCAAAATTGTGCTGCGAGTTCTCTTGGGATTAGAGCTTTCTCTATTTCCTCAATAAGAATCGGCAGGATTAATTTAGGAATTAATAATGTTCCAGCTGTTCCGTCTTCAGTACCAATATATTCTTGAATGTGTTTTAATTCTGCCATTTTATGGATGTATATCAATTAAAGCATATTGATTAGAACCTGCTGCTGTTAATGCTCTCCCGAATGATTTACTTGCCATTATTCCAGCATATAAAGCACTTGGAATTGCTCCAGAAGATATAGATTGAACTCCTTCATGTGATACTGCTTCTACAGCATTACCTTGAAGTACTGAACCTAATGTCTTAAGAATAACTGCTCCACGTGTTGCAAATGTTATTGCGTTCCCAGATGTTGCATTATTTAATGCTACACCATTAACTTTTTCAGGATCGATTACAAGTGCTACTTTAATATCACTTGTGTCGAAACTTGCTGCTTGTGAACCAACTGCATTAAATGCACCAGATGCTACTACACATTGACCCCCAGATATTGTTTCTAATGCAATACCTGTTAATGTTCTTGGGTTTCCACCATCTGCAATTATTACTGCGCCTAATGGGTTACTTGCCATTATCTAAGTTTTCGTTGAACAGTGATGGCTCCGCCCTTCAAACTTCCACAAGTCTCTATAAAAGACATCTCTGAAGCTTCTTCGGTTTTAACCTCTTGAACAACTTCTTTAACTTCTACCTTTGCTTCTTCGTTGAATTCTTTATTAAGTTTTGCTAAAATTTCTTTTAGTAATTTATCTGTTTCAGATTCATTAACTTCTGCAATTGGTGTCTTTTCTTCTACTTTCTCTGCAGCAGATTCTATTTTTTCTGCAACAGAAACAGTTTTATTGACTTCTGTTTTTTGGTCTGCGTCTGCCATTGTTTCTCCTCCCTTTTCATTTGTTGTATTATTTATTTGAATATGTTTATCCCATGCTTCTTTTAATGCTACATTAAATGTAGCACTTTGATCTGCAGAGACTGCGACAAGACTTAATTCCCTAAATATAATTCCTCTTGGAATAAGTTCTCCATTTTTTTCTTCTATATCCCTAACTATTGCCCCTACACTTACAGAATTAATCCTTCCGTCTTTTATCATTTTTTTCATTGTTTCGTCCATAACATTTGCTCTAAATAGAATATTATTTTGCATTTCATTAAATTCAGAATAAGTTACTCTTCCCATTATTGCATCTACAGAATTATTGTGATCTTTGAGCAAAGGAACACCCCCTAATGTTGGAGCAGCCAATCTTAATTCTTCTGCTAAAAATTTATGTCCGTTTGATGTAGTAGTTTCATTTATAGCAATTCCTTGTATTGAGAAATCTTCATTTTCTTTTAATTGTCCTGAAAATTCTGCAATTGGCACGAAATATTCGAGTATCATTTCTTTATTTGATTCTTGGTGTTTTCTCCATTCACTATATGCTATTGCCAATCTTTGTTTTTCGTCTGGATATTCTTTTTTCATTATTTCACTGCTCATAAATCTTGAAATATAGTTGTCTTTTGATTCTCCCTTGTTTGGTTTTGGAATAGGCATAATTTTATTTAATAAATTATGTATTTAAATATTAAGAAATTCGATATATACATTATATATTTCCTTCTGTGCTATCTGTAATGAGAACTTTCTTTCTGCGCCGGGTTGTATCTGCATTTTCTCCAACTTCATTTAAATTAGGCAATCGTATTCCATGTAATTGCGCATCCGTACCCCATAATCTATTAACATGCCCGCCCCACATTAGTTGTGCTCTGCTTGGTGGTCCCCCTGAATTTGTTTCTCCATGTAACAATTGATCTTTCCATTCACCGATTACTGGAACACTTTCTTTATCTATAGCACTTTCTCCTATATCCGAGAATACTTCTATATCCCCTATATTTCTCATGGAAACTATTCTTTGTTTTCCATTAATTATCTTAACCATAAATTAGCATTTCCTCTTTAAATTTCTCTATTTTATCTTGCATCCTCTTGACACATTCACCACATGCCCAATGATTTCCTATTAAACATATTGCTTCTCTACCACATTTCTCATAATTTACACATTTTGGACGTTCTTTTATATTCATTTGCCTTATCCTATAATTCCTACCCAAGTACACCTACAATTTGAATGAACGGGTATAATATTCTGGACCTCATTTATTTCATAAACTTTACCATTTAATGATTCGCATTCGGCACATGTTCTTTCTGATAGTGCTGATAAAAATCTTACTTGTTTAATTTGATTATCTTTATATGTTTCTATTAATCCTCTATTTGCTAATCTTACTGTTTCTGTTCTTGCTATGGCATTTGCACGAGCCAATGCATTTGATTTTAAAACCTTTTCTCCAGTTTCGTTGATTATATATCTATCTTTTAATTTGATAAATCTGTTTATATCTTTTTCTATTTGCCGAATGGTTTTGTTCTTTTTAAAGCCATCATTAAGAATAATTCTTAATTTTTCGATTTCTTTTTCATTTAGCAATCCCAATTGCATATCTAATTCTGTTAATGCCTTTAAATCTTTAAAATCATCTTTTGCCAAAATCTTTAATATATTAACCAAATAATCAGAATAATTAAATCCTGCCATTTCTTTCAAATCCACCCATTCTTTTATTGAATAATTTTCAACAATTTCTTCTAAGCAACATTCATCCAACCTTGCACTTTCTTGTGCAGCAGGTTTTTCTCCTGGAACTTCTGGCTGTTTAATTTTTGATTCTTCTTCTGCTTCTGTCGATTTCATTTCCGTATTTGTTTTTTCATCGTCTAAACTCATTAATTTTGGATCTGGTTTATTCAAATATTTTTCTGCATCTTTAATTTTTAATGCGTCTGCCAATTCTATTTCTAATATTCTGCGCATATTCTCTGAAATATTTATCGTCCCCCCAAGTAGCCCAGTAATTTGTATAATTCTATTATTTATTTCTAATTCTCCTGGCAAATTCCATGTTATCTCAATATTTGCTTGAAGTCCTTGTTCAAGCAATATTGATTTGAATATTTTTTCTTCAATAACCTGTTCTGTTATTTCTTGATAACTTTCTATTCTTCTTTGAAATGTTTCCGTTTGAACCTTTGCTATTCCTTCATTTACATTTGATACTCCCATCAAAACAAGCGGTATTTGAAATCCAAATATTAACTGATCTACGTCATGGTCTAATACAGATTTGAAATTCTGACCCAAATCTCCAAAATCTAAAAATTTTATATCTGTATTGGCATCTGTAACCCATTCTGTCCTATTATTTATATATTGTAAACTTTCATTAGCTTGGTCTATATCTTCCTTAATTGCCGCTTCACCAGGAATTCCTACTTTAACATGATATGGTGCTCCTGCTTTTCTACCTATTAATTTATGCATATCAATTTGATTTTTAGCCAATAAATCCAATGCAACCCTGTTTGGCCAAATCAATCCAAGGGCATATGCATCTCCATTCAAATCTCCATATTTTAGGTGAGCTATTTGAGATGTTTTAAATGGAATAACCTTTTTTTTATTTTTTGAAAATAATTTTACTTCGCCAAGATATTGATTATATCCCACTACATTCCCATTCTCATCTCTTACAACATACATTGTTTTTGGATCGAGTATTCTAACTTGCTGCGATTTGGCATCTATTTCGGCAAATCCATTTCCATAAACTAATGCACTTGTTACAAATTGTTTTAAAAACACTAAGAAATTTGTATTGTTTAAAAAATTCTGAATTATCTTTAAAGATTTGTTTTCATTTGAATCTACATTGAAATCGGAAACAATTAAATCTGCATGCTTATCTATGGCCCCCTTTACAAATGGGTGCCCATTGTACCATTTTT